GCCTGCTTACTCTTAAACCGCCCACCTTTGATACCGTCGCAAAATGGCGCTGACCTCCGGCAACAGCGGCAGCTGGCTCAAAGACAAGTAAGTGCCCCCGCTGGGCCACTCCCGTAGAAGCCCCACTTTATCGCGCTGCTGATACCACCCGGTGATCTCCTCCACCGCCGCCCATTCAAGGTCCGCCGGAAGCGCCTTTTGCCCATATCCGACGACCGCCCCCGGCGCCACGTACCCACCGGTATACGTCACCCGTGCGACCGACGGCACGCTAGCCGGCGGATGCGGCACCAGCGGCACCGCCAACGAAATGACGCAATTGCCCCGCACGTTGTAATCCACCGAAGCTTGAGCAACCCATCCCGCCTTCACGGTGCTCCTGAGTTCAAACCCGCTTACGATCTCGATGGGGTAACAAATCGCCGGGACTTCAATCTCGTCCGCGCAAAACTCCTGCGTGATGTCGACCGTGCGCGCCAGAGTCCGATTGCACTCCCGGTCGAACCTGGTGCTAATCGCCTCGACGGCGCGCGTGAGCGCCTCGTCGTAAGTCGCGTCACTCACCGCGATACCGAGGCGCTTCTTAACCGTGACCAGTTGGGTTAGCATAACGACATGAAAGCCGGAGCTGAGGCGTGCGAACAGAACCTCTCGTCCTTCCGCCTCAGCCCTCGGCTCGCAGCATCTACGCCGCCGCCGTCATCAGCGCCGCCGTGGCATCCGGCGCCGCATAATCGAAATCAATTTCCTCGATGAACCGAACCGCCAACTGGTCGTTGGCGAACCACACGTGCTCCGAAGTGTCGATGCGCGGAGTGCCGTGCTCGCCCATCCACCAAAACGACATCGCCCCGAACACCGCCAGCGGGGAGTCCACCGCCGCGGCGGTGCCGTAGGGCGTGAGAACATCCGTCCACACCACGGGGTATCCGTCGAGAATCGCCGACCCGTCCGGCAATCGCTGGTACACATTAGGCTCGGCCGGCGTCCGGAAAGCCGGCAACCGCGTTTCCCACGTGCTGTCCAGGTAGTACGCGGAGAGGCGCCCATTGAGAGCAGCCTTGTTGACCTCGATGCGGAGCGCGCGAAAATCATCCATCGTCGCGTCGCTGGGTTTGGTTTTGCCAGCGGCCAGAGCATGGAAGCAGTCGTTGTCGCGTGCGACCTGAACGACGCCTTTGACGGATTCGTAGGTGCCGGAGCCGTTGGCGAGAAAGCCCCAGGTGTCTTCGACGCGGGCGAATTCGATAGCGCCGTAGCGCGCCAGGAATTGACCCATAGCGACGATGCTTTGTTCGTCGATTTCGCGCGGCAGGCGCACTATGCCGCCGATCTTGTGCGATTCGAGCGAGGCGAACGTGACGGTCGGCGATTTCTCCGGGATGAGTGCCGACATCGCGATGGAACCGAAGGCGGGCCGAGTACCCATGCGCGCAGGCCGGGCCGTGCCCATCCCGATCGGGTACGGCGCCATGCAGCGGCGCACGACGCCGAACTCGGAAATGAGTTCGCGAATCTCGCCGCCGTAATGGACGGGGAGTCCGATGTCCGCTTGCGTGAGGGCGGCGCGCGTCGACAGGTTTAAGGTGTCGCGGGCAAAAGTAAGAAGAGCATCCCGCTGAGCCGGCACTGAGCACAGTGCATCCAGCTTGTCGCTGCGTTCGCAGTGCGCGATGAAGGCGCCGGCCAGGTGCCGAGCGCAACCCTCGCTGACCTGGCCGGCCCTGCGCGGCGCCAAAACCGTCTGCCGCGACGCCAACTGGCGGCGCACATCCTTAAGGTCGGTGGCAAGCTTGTCAGTTCCCTCGCGTAGCGCCTTCACCTCCGTCGGCATTGCGCTCACGCTCGACCAGCCGCCCTTGATTTCAGTCAGGAGATTTTGGATCTCCGTAGTTTGTTCGGTCATAGTTTGTTCCTTGCTGATTGCGACCGGCTGCACGCGAGCCGGTCAGATTGCCTGCGCTTATGCCTTCTGCATAACGCGCCGAAACTCGCGTGCTAAATGGATCCACTCACCAGGTTGATGCTTCGGCGCCGTTCCAACCAAAGCCCGCAACACCTCAAACGTCTCCTGCACGTCCGTCTTGGAAACCGCCCCGGACTTCAGACCCAGTGCCAACGCATCCGGATTGGCCGGAATCGCCACCGCCGAAACCTCCAGCAACTCCTGCTCGAGATATCGCCGCCGCGGTCCTGAATTCGTCCCCTCGGTCCCATTGGTCCTATTCCCATCCTCCCACCGCAACGGAATGAACCCCTCCGACACCGCATTCAAAAACCCGCCCTTATAGAGCCCATAAGCAATTCGCGCCACCGGGTTGACCTCCGTCGCAAACTGGATCCGCTGGCAAAGGGCCTGGCGGCCGGCCACCTCGCGCACGTCGGTCGAAAGGGCTTTGCCAAGGGTGAACAGAACGTCCCCGTAGTTATGCGCATTCTGGAAAACAGGATTCCTGCGGTACGAATCCAACCGCCACCCCGCCGGCTCAATGACTTCGTGGTAGCGGTCCAGCGTCGCCGTGCTGGCAATGAAATCCAGCACCGCCGAGGAAGCGGACACTCCGACCTCACCCGGACCCGCAGCGGTGGGGGACGGCTCGCGGATCTCAACCTGCAACAACGTCCGAAGGCCGGGCCGGCTGTCGTGCAGCGGAATGAGGTCGGGGATACTGTTCATAGCAATCACACCTTGAATCTCCGAGCCGGTGAAATCGGTTGACTATTTCGCCGCTCGGGTCGAGTTTCGGGAAATAACTGGCCGTTATGTTTGCGACAAAGCGTTGCCATTTTGGTCTATGCTCTTGGTCACTGGTCTGGTTGCTTCTTTGCGGAGGGTGTGCTTCCCTTAAGCCCAGCGCTGCCAGCATCCCGCCCGACAATGAAGGCGGTTTGGCCATTTCCGACGAGTCGCGCGGGGCCCTCGGGCTCTTCGGCACGGTCGGGTACTACATCGCCGAATTCTTCGCCGTAGGACGGACCTGGTAGGCGGCTGCCATCGATACTTAGCGCTGCCGCCAGCCTGGTAAAAGCGTCCCGCCGCCCCTTCGGCTGATTCTCTCCCTTCGACAAGTTCGGGTTTCGGCCTTCTTTCGGATTTCGGCCTTCGGCCTTCGGATTTCCCGTGTCCGCCTGGCTGCTGTCAGCCGGTTGCATCGCCGACGGAATGTGCCCCTGGTCCCCCCAAGGCAGCGGCTTGAACCCCAGGTCAAACGCCCGATTCAATTCGTTGAACGGAATCCCCATATCAAACCCAGTGCGCGCCGCCGCCAACCGGTCCCGCCTGGCCGCCGCCATCACCGGATGGTCCTCCGGGTCAAACCAGCCGTCCGCATTCGGGTCGATTGACTTCACTGCGATATCGTCCTCCGCCTCCAGTCGACGACACAACGGCACCACTCGATTCTCAATGAAGTTCAACCTCGCGCCCGACATCACATCATACTTGGCCGCATTCGTCGTCGTGATGATTTCCTCCGGCACACCGAAGGCCGAGCAAATCTCCGTGCAGGAAAACTTCCGATTCGCCAGGAACTGCAAGTCACTGCTTGCAAGCTTCGGCGTCACCACCTCAGCCCCGCCCCAAAGCAGCACCGGTCGGTCCGCCGTGCCCGCACGCCGCTTGCGCTCGCGCAGCGCAGCCAGGAGCTGCTCCCGTTGCTCCGGATCAAGCTGCTCGCTCGTTTTCAAAATCGTGCCGGCATCGCCGTTATTTTCCATGATGCCCTTCATGAAAAGCGAAGCCGCATAATCAGTTCCCGCTGCCGTGGCCGCCACGGCCAACGGCGGCATCCCGCGCCAAAAGTCGAACGGATTCGGCAGCTTCTCATGCCAAACCTCCTCCGGCAGGAACACCTGGCTGGACAGCGGACTGTTCCGAGCGTAATCGATATACCTCCAGCCCATCAGCCGATTGTCCTCGACGATGTGCTGGAACCGCGCCGGGTCCAAAATCAGAACACCTGTAAGCCTCCCGTTTCCCACCGGCGCTTTGCCATCTGCCATTTGTAATTG